TACACGTTATCGTAAGTTGATTAAAGAAACTCCTGTTGAAGAGTTAACAGGGGATGCTTACGTTGAAAAAGTAAGAGAGAAGGAAGAAGAGATAACAGAAGCAGTTGAGCAAATAATAGTTGAGCAAGAGAGAAAAATGTCAGTAGTTGATTATGTTACTGATGAAGGTACTCCTGAATATCTAAGCACAATAACTACTAGCGAGAACACTAATAAAATAGTTAATGTTGTGTTTGGTTGTATATTATTGGGTATTATCGGATATATTATAGTGGTGTTTATATGATGGGTAAAGAAGTAGATACTGAAGGTAGAAGAACCAATCTAGTAGATTTTAGAGATGATGCATTTGAGGAATTAATTCCTGAGTGGAAAGAAATAATTCAACTTAGATATGAAGATGTTTGTCTAATACACAGGTCTCAACTTAAGAAAACAATAGATAATTTCCATAAAGCAATATGGGAAATGTCTACAACTGCTTTCGATAAACCTAGAGAGATTCAGATAGTAATTGATGGTAATGATAAGTTACATATTAGTGCTGGAAATCCAGGCTATGTTACATTTGGAGGACAAGAAGAAGGACTTGCAGGTATGAAGTTCCCATTGAAAGAATGGATTCATACTCATCCCTTTGGGCAAGCATTCTGGAGTGGTACTGATATGAATACTATTAATATGTATCATAGATTTTTAAACTCCGCTACTGTTATAGGTAATGGTGAGAAACAAACATCATACTTCAGGTATGATGCTAGTGGTAATGATTACCATGAATGGACACAGTTTACTTGGGGACATATAGGAACAGGTGAAGAAGAATGAAAACTCAAGGAAAACAATGTGCATATCCCGAATGTGAAACGAGAATACTTGGAAAACCATTTTCTGTTGGTGCTCCTGACCCCGAATGGGTAATAAAAATGTGGACACATGGTTATTGTATGAAACATGGGAGACAGGAGTTTTTAGGGCAATTGCACAGGGGGAAAAAAGAATGAAAACTAAAATGATAGCACTACTAATGGTATGTACTTTGTTAGCAGGTTGTGCGAATGTTATACCCGATGCTCCTACTGATGAAGAAGAACCATTGGTTAGCCCTAGTGAATGGATAACATTATCAGGTAAGTTTACGTTAGTAGAAGTAAATGTAACTACTAATAACACTAACAACAATGGAACAACTACTGTTGTAGAATTACAATCTACTCCTGAGATATGGGTTGATACCAATACTACATATGGTATGATTGAACTATTGAGTTTTAATTACACAATAGTGCATTTAACTTTTGATATAATTAATAACACTGTTATATTTAACAACTTTACTTTTGTATTAGATGGATACTTAGAACAAGTACATGATAATTTTAACCATGATTTTTTATGGAGTGAAGGGTATGCACCTGAGTTTGGTAATGCTACCTTACACTTCCCTGAGTTTCCATTTGAAGTAACTGTTACTTATGATGTAGTATACCGAGTTTGGGATGGAAGAGAATGAAGACTAATGCTGTAACTATACGTTTTCCCGCACCCTTGCCTGCTGAAGTGCCTTGCCCTATCTGTTCAACAGAAGAGGGAAAGAAAGGACATGGATGTAAAGTATGTGAGTTTGAAGGAAAACTGTTGATAACAGTAGATGCTAAAATACCTATACAAAGGGGACATATCATAAAGTATGTTTCAGATAATCTAAGTGTTATAGCATCCGAGTTAACAAGAGTTACAGGTTTAGTTCCAGAAGTTAATACTCTGGAGATAATAGATAAATCAGAAGACGGTGGTGTTGGACAGTATGAGATTGTTCAGATTAGTAGTCTAGGTGGGGCAGTTTGGATAGCCAATAGGTTAGATGAGTTTGCTTCACCTAGATACTTCTACACCAATAAAGAATTAAGAGATTTTAAAGGTTGATAATATGAATAAAGAAAAAATAATAGCAAGAATACCTAGAAGTGCCACACAAGAATTAGTAGTACGAACAGGAGAGTATTGGAATATAGAAATCGTTGATATGCGTTGGTATAACAACGGTTCAGTTAGTCGTAAAGGACTAAGAGTAAATATGGAAGAAGCCAAAACATTAGTTAAGGCGTTAGAAAAGATAGTTGGTAAGTATGGTAGTGAGTCAGAGGAAACTGAAAGAGAAGTTTAAAGAAAAACTACCACCAAAGACTCATGTTCGTGAAGGTGTTTACGAAGTAATGAGTGAAATAATGGAAGTAAAGTTAGATGCGCTAATAGAAGCAGTTCTAACTGATTTTAACAACAGTGGCGATAAAGCCATAACAAAGACCCAAGTATATACAACATGGGCAAAAGAAATAATTAAGATAAATAGAGGTAATAATAATGACATTGAGCATATTTTCAAGAATGAATGAAAGATTAGACGGAAGAACACCAACAGAACAAGTTGAAATATTAACCAGTTCGTTAAGTTCTTTTGGCGATAATAAGGCATTAGTAATACAGATACTTGCCCTAGAATATCCTGTTAATAACATAGGTGAAACTAGAGCAAAGGTGTGGGTTGCTAAAGCATTAGGTGTATTCGACGACGAGTTGGATGATTACATCCATACTTGGGGTGATATTGGAGAAGCAGTATCCGAGTTAGATGCAGGTAATGAAACTGATTCTAAAATAACTATCAAGCAATTACATCGTTTGTTAAACTTAGATTGCTCAAGAATTAAAAGCAATTCCTATCAATTATTTTCTGAGGCATTAGAACTAATGAGTGCTAGAGAAAAGAAATGGTTTCTACGTTATTGGCTACATAAACCAAGAAACGGAATACATACTACAATACCAAAGAAGGCAATGGCTAGGCATTATAGTAAAGGCGTAAGAGAGATTACTAAGTACGCACAGTATAATTCATTATATGAAATATGTTTGGATTTAGAAGCAGGTAACGACCCAGAGTGTAAGTTAACACATGGTCAATTTGTATCTCCTATGTTAGCAAAGGCTAGGAAAGGAAATGAAAAACCAGACAAATATATTGTTGATATTAAGTATGATGGTAATAGATATATAATACATAAGCAGGATAAGCATGTTATTATCTTTAATCGTAAAGGTAACATAGCAACAGACCAATATCCTGATATCGTTGAGATAGTTAAGGAGTTTTATGGTGATATGATATTAGATACTGAGATATATCCTATCAATAGAGATGGCACACCTGCTGAACATAAAATGTTAGGCAAGAGAGTACACAAGAAAGATAAAGCAGAGGCTGTATTAGAATGCCCTGTTCAACTTGCTGTGTTTGATGTGTTATCCTTTATGGGAAAATCAATGTTAGAAGAAACTCAAGGAGCGAGGATAGAAGTTCTACTAGAACACATACCTAACACCTATACTACTCATATCTTTAATGATGATGTATCAATAACAGCAGCATACAATATGGCTATTGATTGGGGCTATGAAGGTATAATGATTAAGGATGCATCTATGTCTTATGATGCAGGTAAGAGAAGTAAAGGTTGGTTGAAATACAAACCCCCTCGTATTGAATTAGATGTAGTAATAACTTCTGGCACTTATGGTAAAGGAACTAGAACAGGGTTGTTCGGTTCATTTGGTATATCTGTTAAAGAAGGTAGTAACTATGTTAAAGTAGGTAAAGTAGGAACAGGGTTTTCTGATGAAGAATTAGTTTGGTTAACCAATGAACTTAGAAAAAGCATTGATAGAATGGAAGATGATGTGTATCATTTCTTACCTAGAATAGTATTACAAGTAACAAGTGATTTAGTTACTAACGATTCTAATGGCAACATAGGACTAAGATTTCCTAGAAGCATGAGAGTAAGACATGATAAGTTTGCTAGTGATGTGGACACCATACAAACGGTTAGGGAGATGATGTTATAATCAAAGAAGGGTCTATGACTTTAATCGAAGCAATCCCTTATACTTGTGTAAAAATAGAGAGCAGCGTGGCGTTTTTACAACGAGTCGGCGAGGATAAGCGGGGTAGATTCAAAAAAATGGATGCGAAATTAGTACCTTATGTTGATGAAAATAACCAACTCGTAATTCCAAAACCACCACCAGTTAACAGAAAGAAAATGACTCGCCTTCACTTTATGAAAGCAATTAAAGAAGAGGTTGATTTACCATTGTCTAATGATTTAGCATATTTTATTGCTGAACAATTAGATACGTTAATTAGAGAACTAGCAATAAAGGCACAACAGAACGCTAAATATAGAAATGATGACAGAATAACTCCCAACCATTGGTATAACCTACAATTAGGTATGCATCAAGGGGATGGTTATTGGTCTACTCATAGAGAAGTAGCAAAGGACTATAAAGAATATTTGAGGGAAAGTGATGTCGTTTAGTACAGAGGAATTACGTGGCATTTTAGTATCAGTCGCTAAACCTGAAATACATGTTGGGCGTTCTGATAGCATTCAGATAGGATATAGGGTTAGAGTTAGAGTAAATATAAGAGGTTCTCACGATTTTCTAATATGGATAGAGCGAGCATTACTAATGAAAGGTATTGAATCTAAATCTAAAAGGATAGAACATAAGAGTAGGCCTAGACCTATACTAACAATTAGTGGTTTAGTAAATCTTTGGAAACTAACGGAACTAATTCCTAAAAATATGCCAGATGCTAAGAATGCATGGCCTGACTTTAGAGAAGTGATTACTCTTATGGATGAAGGCAAGCATCATACCTTAGAAGGTTTAGAAAGAATCCTACAAATCAAAGGGGAGTTATGATGATGGACTTTACTTCTAAGGACATTATACTTTTAGAAAAATCTGTTGAGGAGACTCTTGAACATGGTTGTAAAGAATGTAATTTTAGATATATTAGATTCACAACAAATGTATCACTAGAACCAAACGGTACTAAGTGTTTTTTTCTACAAGTAGACTGTCCTAACTGTGGTGTTGAATATACAGACATTATGGCAATGAGGGATAACAATGATTAATATAAATACAAATAGAGCAACAATAATAGTAGGTAAAACAGGTACAGGTAAAACAACCAAAGCAATGGAGATGTTACCTGTTGACCCTATTATTAGATATGCCAATGAATATGACATAGAAGATAATTTTAGTATACCTAGAGATAGAGGCATACTAATCGAAGAGGTTCACTTTAAACCTAACATAGAGTTAATAACTAAGACTCTATTAGAATATAAAGGACAAATAGTTTTAACATCACTAAACCAAAAAGATGTACCTAAGTCTTTATTTACGATGTGTAAATTAAAAAGAGCAGGTAGTAAGAATCATGCAGAAATCCAGTTATTAGATATGGGTTGTCATAATATGATAAAAACCTCGTATGAGTTAGACAAGAGTATATTTGATTTAACATATGACTTTGCTAAGAACAAAGATAGAGACTTAGTAATCAAACATCTAAAGCACAACAAGCCTTTCGATGAGCAGATACTATCTTGGCTACAAGATGTAGTAGGTATCTCTAAGATATCATATCTTGATGCTAGGGTTAAACGTAAATGGTCATCCAATTACTTGTTTGAATTACTAGGATATTCCCATGATGGTAACTATACAGGGAAGATTACATTCCCTGCAAGAAGGACTTATGATAAGCGACCTCTTCTTTGTAGAAAGTTAGGTCTTAGAAAAATAGATTATAGTTTAATTGATTTATTAAAACAAGACCCTGAGTTTCAAAACTATATGTATTCTAAACTAAACAAAGTGGATAGAGTAAAGGTTGGTGTGACAACTAAAGTTAAGGTTGTAAGTAAAGACACATCACAATTAACATTGGGTGATTTTTAATGGCAGGACATAATAAGAATACATACCGTATCATAGCGATACATCAGTTTGCTGATAACTTAAAATCAGGTGAACACTTTCATATTAGAGAGTGTCTTACGTTTCTTAATACTAGGAAAGCAGTAGGTAGTAATAGACGACATAAACAAACACAAACGAATAGCAATCAACTGCCGATGTTATTAAGAAAAACAGGTATCTTCACGTGTCTTGGTAACGGAGAATGGAGATTTGATGGAGGAATAGTAGATGCCAAAACGTAGTGTTTACATACGAGATGAAATAGAAATAAGGAGGAATAAGAATGTTATGGACAGAAAAATACAGGCCTAAGATATTAGATGAAATTATAGGACAAGATAAGTTTGTTGCTGATGCAACACATTGGGATGGTGTTAATACAACCATGCCTAATGTTATACTATACGGTGTAGCAGGTGTAGGTAAAACTGCTTCTGCTCACGTACTTGCTAATAGATTGTTAGGTGAGAATAAAGAATCAAACTTCTTTGAGATTAACGCATCAGATGATAGAAAGTTAGAGACAGTAAGAACAACAATAAAAGATATAGCAATGTCTATGAAAATAGGTGATGTGCCTCATAAGATAATACTATTAGATGAGATGGATGGTATGACTCCTGATGCTCAAAATGCATTGAAGAGAGTAATGGAAAGATACAGTCATAATTGTAGATTCATAATTACTTGTAATCATAGACATAAGATAATACCACCGCTACAATCTAGGTGTGCTAATTATCATTTTACTCGTTTATCTGATGCTGATGTGAAAGATATTTTAGAGGATGTACTTAAAAGAGAAGGGCGAGAAACCCCTAATTTGGAAGATTTCGACACCTTTATTAGTAGTTTACAAGGTGATATTCGTAGGGGACTCACGGAATTACAAGCCTCTGTGAACAGTAATACCCCGATAACAATACTAATAGAAAGAACACATGCACCTTACAAAGAAATAATGTCATTTGTTCTAAATAAAGATTATAATAAAGCCCTAAACAAACTGCATAAATTAGTATACTTATCGGTAGATATGAAAGTAGTATGCCAAAACTTACACGATACGGTGATTGATATGAATGATTTAGATAACGGTCAGAAGTTCAAGTACCTTAGAGTTATAGGTGAAGCGGAGTGGAGAAGCAACAGTATGACACCGAAGATTCTATCTTCATGGATGATAGGGCAGATGATATAATGGATGTAGGGGTGATTATTATATTCGCAGTTGTGTTATATTGGTGGGTTAATAAAAGCCCTGTATATTAGGAGGAAAAGAAATGAAAAAATTATTTGATTTTAATAAAGATGGTAAAGTTGACAGAGAAGATTTTAAGCATCTAATATTAAGGTATGAGATTATTCTAATTGGGGGTTTGGCATTAATAATATTGCCAGTATTAAACTCAATGGGTATTATAACAGTAGATTCAGACACATTCTGGGTATTGGCAGGAATTGTCATCAGCGCAGAAGCAGTGTTAGAAATTATACAAGCAAGAAGAAAGGAAAATGAGGACTAAAGATGAGCCAATCTTGGGAATCGTATAAAAAAGCAAAGAAGAAATGGCAAGAAAGAAAAAAAGGAAGTAATAAAAATGGAAGAACAAATAGTAAATGAAGTAAACAAGGCAGCAGAAATGTTGCAGATGGATGTAAGTGAGGTAGAAGCAAAGTATATAGAAATATGCCAAGCAAATAACCTCGACCCTGTAAGTGATGTGTTATTAGCACGTTCATTATTCAGGCAATGGTTTAGCGGTGCTTACCAATATAAAGATGCACCAGTACAAGAAGAAACAAGAAAGAAAGGCAGTTTAATTAAAGATGCAGTAGGATACTTCATTTCAGTTAGCGAACCTATGGACATGGGTGCTAGAAGAAATGAACAGATTATTGGCGACTATAAGAGAGACCAACAAGGAACATTTAGTTCTGGAAAGGTGGCTACTGCTAGAAAAGAAGGTGAGGGCTATGTTATCTCAAGGATGCACAATGGAGAACAACAAGATAAAACTCTATCAGTATTACCTGATAATAACCATGAAGTGGAGTTTGGGCAGTGGGTAATACCACTAGATAATATCGCTGCATATGGTGAAAGGAAGAACCGAGCATATGGAAAACCTTTACCTGCTAACCAAAGTAGAATGCAAGGCGTATTCTTGGGTGAAGTAGATGGTGAAAGTAATTTGTATTACTTCTCTTACAAGGGAACATCTGCTAAAACATTCACACCAAGAACCTTTAAACTTCTAAGCATGGAAGTAATTAAAGACAGTAATAACCCAGACCGTATATATGGTTTCAAAGAAGGAACTGCAAATAGTTTGAAGTATAATTCTGATTTAGAAGAAGACGATAGATTACCAGAACCAGGCGTTGCTGATATGCAGAACTATACTATGGAACATGCAATGAATAATTACAGCCCACTAATTGATGTTGGTATGTATCATGCAAATGTTGCAGATAGAAACTATGCTGAGAAGTTTGTTATAACAGACGGGACAGTTACTAGCATGAACATGACACCTAATAGATTGGGTAGTAGAAGAATAACAATTACAGATGTAAACTCTGATTATAGTTATGATGGTACATGGGCTGGAACAACCTGTTGGATACCTGCACACTTAGACTTGGACTTTGGAATTAACTCTAACGTACTCGTTGTGGGTAGAACTTCACAAGGAAGAAATGAAGATGGAAGTTTCAGAGAAGTATCTTTGAACCTTAGTGGTGTTCTTTGTATCAACAACATGGGTGTTGTTGCTGAACCTTTCGAGGCAGAAGAAGAAGACCTAGATTGGTTCTAAATCAATTGTAAACTTATTGGTAGTAGTGACCAACGAGGGGGTGCAAAGCCCCCAAACAAAGGAAGAAAAAAATATGTATAGAATAAGTAATGGAATAATACATGGCTCAAGTTTCGTAGTGGAACTTGATACCATAGAGTTCCTAACCTTTAGGTTAAATGAAGAGACTAATGAATATTGGTTAAAGATGCATTTACCTTCAGGAAAGGAAATAAGATTGAAAGTCAGCGAGACTGATGTAAGAGAAATAACAAACGAATGGACACAAAAGAATATAAATATGATAATAGGTGATGAGAATGGATTGGACAAAAGATAGAAAAGGTGAAGCACATAAAGAGGATGAGAATGATTTCTTTGCATTACAGAAAGCAAAGATTCTGGCACAGATACAGGCACGATTAGATAGGGATAGAAGTCATCTTCTATGTTCTATTACAGGAAACCCAAAGACAGGTAAGACAGGTCTAGTATTAGACTCTAGGACTGAAGAACAGATAGCAGAAGGTAAGAAGATATACATCTTAGATTTTGATAGAGGAGCAGAACCAACATGGGATGCTGCTTGGGATAGAGATGAGAATATAGTTATCTTTGACCCTATTGAAATGAGAGCAGATGGTTCTACTGATTGGGAAGTATCATTTAAGAATGCAGGTAGTTTCTGTCAAATGGCTAAAGAATCATTAGATGAAGAACCGGGAAGTATATGCACTTTCGTTTTAGATGGTGTAGACAAAGCCTTTGAAGGGTCTAGTGACGTACTACGAGAGTTACTTGTTAAGCAACAAACAAGAGAAGGAACAGTAGTTCACGCTACTGATTCAGTAAAGGTATCTACTCTCGATTGGAAGATTAGGAATAGAGTATACAACCGGCTATTGGATTTAGTTTGTAACTTAGAATGTGATAGATTTTTAATCACTCACATGAAACCTTTGTATGATAATATCAATGTACCTACACCCATAGGCCATACACCTGATTGGCATAAATCAACGCCAGCAAGGTTTGTTCAGATGATTCATATTAGAAAGGAACTAAGAAGAGTTGGCGATAGCGAACAAACTAATTACATTGCTAAATTAGATGCAAGTAAAACAAACCCATCTCTGGTAGGGAATGAATGGACTATTTTCACAACAAATGGTGAGAACAAATGGTCAGGTATTCAAGAACTACGAGAGGGAAAACTATGAGTGTGATTCAGGTTAACACAAAATCATTTGTAGAAGCGGTAGAGGCAATTTGGCTTAAAGGTAAATATAAGTCCTCTACTACTTCTAGGACTGATGTTATCAGCAACACTTGTGTAGCAATTGTTAGAAGCGAGACATTGGAATTATTAAATGGTAATGACAAATCTGCGTTAAGTGTAACTATACCATTAACAACAGCAACCTTTGTTGATGGAGACCAAATGGTTATATTTGATATAGAGAGACTAATGAAATATGTAAAACATATGAAAAGTGAAGAGATTAATATAGAGTTTAGAGAGTCTGATATTAAAGTAAAGAGCCTAGTTAAAACAGTAACTTTGCCTAGACTATTAGAACATACTAATATGAATCTAATCACTATGATTATGGCTTTTAAATATGAAGTTGGCGATACTGCTATATTCGGCAAGACACAATTGACTTGTCATATGTCGTTTGATGGTAAAGAATTGAAAGAAGCAATCAAGTTCTGTACTATGTCAGGCACAGCAACCTATACGATTGATAATGAAGGGGGAACTAACTCCTTTACTATACAGTCTACAAGTAGTGGAGGCACTGATACTTCTAAAGTAGAAGTTGCGCTACTGACATCTAATGATATAGATGCAAATGTTTCTTTTTCTGCACCATTAGATAAGTTTTGTATAGATGAGGAAATGAGAATACTAACAGGTGATAATCTGCCTGTTATATTAATTGGGAATAATAGAAAGATGGTGGTAGCACCATACGTTAGAAGTGATTGAGATGATAATAAGCACAGTAGATAAGAATAATATGATTG